TAAAGCAGAGAAAGAATATAGGTTCTTTGAGATGGGCAACCATTTTTCAGAGAACATTTTTGTAAGGTACTGTGAGTTTGATCAGGTTGATACATACTTACCAACCTTCAGATATTATCTGAATCTTTACAGAGAGATGGTGGATGAAGCACAACCAACAGGAGAAGACGTATCATTCTATGCAGACTTTGATACATACATGAAAAAACTAGACCCTATCCTTGGATACATGTCTAGTAGATTTGGTAAAGAAAATGCTGACAGAATGATGAACGAGTTCTTCTTCCCTTACGCTGATGAAAACTGATGAAGTGATGGGACATCCACTATGGATGCTACCAGTCATGATGTTATCAGTTCTCTTACTGATAGAGGGTCTTCATACCTCTGCTCACTTGCATCAAGAGTTAGATGTACATGGTATCTGTAAGCAGAACAAGGAGTACATTGAGAGCAGAGAGGACAGTTATTAAACTGACACATGGGGTGACCACACCCCATTTTTTTATGTTATACTTTAAACACTAAGTAAAAGAACAGTGTTAGCAGAACTATTACAGTTAGCTGAAGCAGCTATGGTAGCTACTACCTTATCAGTTGGTCTAGTTGCTACTGGGTCTGCTGTTATCAATGGCACAGCACCACCAGATCTAAAGACATTCATCACGTCTGTTCAACCACCGTATGAATCAGACGACAAGAGAATTTATCCAGAGGTGCTTCAAGAAAAAGAGATCCTCCCTGCTGAAGAGAGAATCCAAAATTAAGTTTTCAGTTCCTTAAATCCCCGAAAAATTTTCGGGGTATTTTTTTGTCTAAAAAGTCGCTACCCTACCCACTTAGGTATGTAAACAAAGAACAGAACACAACCCCAGAATGTTACAAGGGCAACGATGTCAGTGAGTCTTTGGTTACCTGCTAGTATGAGTCCTAGGATAACTCCAGCAAGCCACACCCAATCCATTGTTGAATGAAACTTCTTCCATCCATCACCAAATTCTTTGATGAGTTCGTCTCTTAATTGTGCAAAGAATTTAGATTGGTGTCGCATGATAACGAACCCTTCATTAAATATCATCACAAAAAATCCAATCCAAAATATCATACTGCTGTTTTTTTCAATCGTTTAGTTATAAAATCTGAAGACTCATTATATAAATTCCTTGTCTTAAATTCGTTTAGGAATCTAGGGAAGAATGTTTCCTTTAGTATATAGATCTCTCGTTTCTTCTCATTTTCGTTCACTTCATACTCATAGTTTGTTATTGGTTTTGATACTGTGTTACCATTAACAGTTATAGCAGTGTTACCATTCCAATAGGTATAGTTTGATGTGTAGAAGTTATGGTCAACTGTTAGTCCTTCTGCAAGTATAATTACAGGAAAACCATCAACAGTTTGTTCTGATATAAGTTTTATTGTTTCATAATGATGTATGCCTGAGTATGCTTCTGTTTCTCCATATTTTTCTTCAGCAATTTTTCTTACTACTTCTGAATTTTGAGGTAGTGAGAACTGTGGGTTGATCATATTGTTTGTTAACACTAGAACCCAATCATAGAAGGCATTACCATAATATTGTTTAGCAATAGTCTCAAGTTTTATATTATCTTGCAACGCATATCTATTATAGAAGGTAGCATATCCAAAGATGTCTTCATCTATTTTATATCTACGGAAGAAGTTCTTTGCAGTAACGTAATCAGACTCTGAGAATGGATAACTGATGGGTTTAGTATCATATTTTAGGTCTGGTATCATTGAAAAATACATTAGAATCCCTCCTCAACTTCATGTGCAAATACAATCTTACTTTCTATAAAGTTTAGGGTGAGTTCTGTTGCTACTGGAACACCACCTTGATAAGAAGCGTAAGTACCATCAGAAGTATAGTTTACTTGGACTTTACTAATAGCACATGGTTTAAATTGAATTATATTCATGTTTGTACCTGTACCTGTCATGAAAGTAAACTTACACATGTTTGGTACATGAACAAAGTTAGATCCTGGAATGTTTGCTTTTCTATCTAACTTTTCATTATCTTTATTCTTTAATCCTGTGATCCCTATATCTGGTGCTGCATCATTTGTAGTAAAGTAATTCTTTTCACCCCATGAAGGAAGAGAAGCACCTCTGAATGCCTTTACAATCTTTTGAATTTCTGCTGCTTCAGCAGCATTGCGTGGCAATAGTTTCCAATTCATACCTATCTCTCTTAGTTCTGGAGAATCGTATAGTAATTCAGCGTTAGGATTTAATACAATACCTCTAGTAGATCCTGTTATATCATTGAATTGAATGTTACCTGCAACACCTGGAAGTTTATTTAATATTCCTCCTGTTATTGATGCTTGTAATGCTACTAGATTTGAATCACCTGTTAATTTATCCATTGCATATGACATTTCTCCACCAGCTGCTGTTGCTACTGCTGCTCTACCTGCTGCACTAAATTGTTTTCCTTCCCATGACTGTGCTATTTCATTACCCAAATCTTGTGGCATAGGTAATATGATTGCTGTCTCAAACGGTGTTAGATTAGTTGAAGAATTATATTTTGTCCATTGGTTTGTTCCAGCAGTTTCAGTTGTGTTAAGTGAGTCTTGACTGAAAGGTGGTACGTATTTACCAAATTGAAATAGAACGTAGTCAGTTGATTTGTCAATGACATCCTTTGGATATCTCAGTGTTTTAGTTCTATCATATCCTTTTAATGGTCCTACTGTTGAAGCTCCTATCTCCATTTTGTTTGCTTCTTCACCAGGAGTCAATTTTTGACCATTACCTGGACCTCTAGTAGAAGACCAAAACCCTACCTTATCACCATATGGATTACCTTGCCAAACCCAATGTTGTCCAGCCTCATCTACAAACCAATCTCCTGGTTTAATAGTACCTTTAGGTGCTGGACCTTTTATTTCTTTGTTAAACCAGCCCATATTACTTCACCATAGTTCTGTCTGTCTTTTTACCATAACCTTTGATTACTCTTCTTTGTTTGTACTTATCATAGAACTTGTCTTGGGTGTCTTCCCAAACTAATTCTTTCATGTAATCTGACATACCTTTTGTACCTTTCACGTTTCTAATGAAGTTTTCTAGAGGTAATAGTATTGCAGTAGTCCATTCTTTTGAAGATAGGTCTAGGAAATAACCTTGTGTGTTACTAGTTAGGTATTTATGAAAGCAACTGCGAGGAATATCAATTCTACCTTCTAACAATCTTTTGATACACCATACTCTTTTCTTAGGTGACAAGTAGTGTAAGTTAGCTCCCCAAAATTCATTTCTAGTTGCTTTAGTAACATAAACAAGCGGAAATGTATCATAATATTCTAGTTTTTTAGCATACTTAGCTTCATACTCAAAGAGATACATGTGACCAGAGACTACGTATGTTCTTAGTTCATTTTCATCTTGTTCTTCTTCTTTACCTTGACGATCTTGTATCTCGTCTCTTATTAATCTACCTGCTGCTTTATTGTATAGTAAGCTTTCTGTTCTTACTGCATTTCTGTACCAAGTATATGATTTAGTCTCACCACCTGTTTTGGCGGTTACTTTTTCAAATATAGTTTCATATCCTGGTTCATCGTTTACGACATTATTCTGAATGTCTTTAAATCCTTGTGGCATCTTCTCATACTGCTAAATGGTCTTCTGTTAATATTAAAAATTTCATTTGCCTATTTTCGCAGTAGTCTTCAGCAGCGTCCCATTTGGCACGATTTTTTGCAAAAGTTAGAACAGCGTTCTTATAGGCTCTAGTTCTTTTATCCTTACCATATGGGGGTTTAGTTTGTTTCTTGGGTTTAATTTCTACGATATACTTAGATATCTTTCCGCTTTTTTCACGTACCTTAATATAAAAGTCAGGATAGTATCTGTGTGATCTATTATCTAGTGGAGATCTATAAGGAATTGCGATTTCCTCACTTCCCCACTCCATTATACTAGGTGTGGTATCACAATATTTCATGTATTTTCTCTCCCATAGTGATCTGTACACTATACGAGTTGGATTACCACGGTACTTCCTAGGGTTTAAAGGTTTGAATTGTCCTGAGTAAGCCATATATAATATATAATCCACATTGTATATTTAGAGTGGCAGTAACAAAAATAAACGAATTTATGTCAAAGATTGGTGTTAAGGGAGGAATGTCCCTTACCACTGGGTTTGATGTAGAGTTTGACTTTGATTCAAATCCTGACTGTAATTTTAAATCAAGTTATTATGACAAGGATGTGGTTCATATGTTATGTGATGAAGCACAACTACCAAATGTTCAATCTGCTGTTGGACAGATTAATGGAAGGTATCTTGGAGAAGGTAGTGTATCTTACCCACATACAAGGATCTTTACTGATCTTGGATTAGGTTTTTTATGTGATGCTCAATTAACACCATTGAAATTCTTTAACGAGTGGTATGAGTACATTTATGAGTCAGTGGAAGGAGTTTATTCAAATTCTTATGATGGACTGAGAACTTCTACCTCTGGAATGACTGCAAAAGGAAAGAATCGTTCTAATAGATTGAGATATATGGGTGATTATACTTGTACATTGAAGATTGTGAAGACAGAACCTAATAAAGATGCAGCAAATGGCAGAGCACCAATAACATATTTGTTGGAGAATGCATATCCATATTCTATAGATTCAGTACCACTTCAGTATGGTGCATCACAACTTACAAGAGTTAACGTTAACTTTTATTATTCTCGTCATCAGATACGTTATGGTTTTGTTAACAATCAGATGGCAACTGACTCTGATGATCCAGAATTCGGTAACTTTGGTACTACAACGGTAAATGGTGTACAGAGAGGGGAAAATTAACTTTTTGATTCCATAAAACCCGAAAAAATTACTCAGCATATTTTTGCCTGAAAAAGTCGCTATATATAAATATACGACTTGAAATCATTTTTATGGCATTACCAAAGTTAGGGTATCCTACGTATGAACTTGAATTACCCTCTACAGGCAAAACTGTCAAATATCGCCCAT